CATATTGGTATATGTTACAACATATCTCAACTAAACATTTGGTTGCTGGATTATATGAAGATGTTATATATGAAACAAACGCAAAACTTAGTATAAAATACAGAGATATGTTAAAGGGTGTTGTTACGAGAGAAGATTTTGATAAACACTATAACGACCATCGTAGAATGTGTTATGAAGATAAAAACTTTAATGGTAATGTTCACAATCATGTATCAATTAGAAAATACATCAACTCATATGGAGTTACTTTAGATACACCATTACAAACAGAAAGTATCTACAAACATTTTCAGAATGTAAATTATGAACAAACTAATTTCAAATTTGAAGATGATAAAATGAAAGAAAAGAAAAAGTGGTTTGTAACTGATGTATTATTTAAAGACGAGTTTGAGAGATTTGGTAATGCAAAAAACAAATCTAACTTTCATACCAAAAAAGAAAAGGGAGATATAAATACACTTCATTGTGAAATATTTGGAGTTGAAAAGAAACAACTTATATCTGAGTACAATAAAATAAAAAAAGAAATAAAACACGAATGGTTCTAACACCAATAGAAGAATATAAAGTAAAAGGAAAGACAGTTCATGTCAAGAGAGATGATTTAGTTGGGGATGGTGTAAACTATCCACGATGGGCTAAAATTGAAGGTATAAGAAAGATTATAGAATCTGATTATATTGATAAATCAAAACCACTTACACATCTTTCAGTATATGGAAGTTGGACAGGTTGGACGTTATCTAAGATGTGTAAAGATTATGGTATTGAGTTTATCTCATCTTATCCTGATTCTAAATCATATCCACCAGAGATATTAGAAATCATCAAAGGTAATGGTGCAACTTTAAATCCAATGAAACCAAATATGATGAAACTGCTTGAAAATAAATTAGGTGGTATCGCAAAAAAGAATGGTTGGCAACAATTACCATATGCATTCAATCATCCAGCATATGTAAACCATATGAGGGATAGAATGAAACAAGTATTAGAAGAACAAGATTTTGACCATCTTGTTGTATCTATCGGTAGTGGTGTAACTGCTTCTGGTTTGATTAAAGAATTCTTACAATATAAAGATTGGAAAGATTTACTTAACAACAAAAGAAAAGTTCACACTATCACAATGTCATCATTGGAATCTACTCAAAAGATTCTTAATGAAAACAAGGCAGGAGATTTAAACAATATCAATATCTATAAATCACCATTTGAGTTCAATGATTTTATGGAAGATTATTCAGTTCCATTTGATTGTAACGAATTTTGGGATAAAAAGATGTGGTATTGGTTAGAACAAAACATTGAATCACTAGATGGTAAAATATTATTTTGGAACATCGGTGGTTCATACAAAAAATCATTAAATTTAAAATAAATAGAAATGGCAAAACAATTGAAATTCGATGTATCTGCAAGAGAATCCTTAAAGAATGGATTAGATACATTGGCAGACGCAGTTAAGGTTACATTAGGACCTAAAGGTAGAAACGTTCTACTACAAAAACAACATGGTCAACCACATATTACCAAAGATGGTGTATCGGTTGCAAAAGAAATTGAGTTAGAAGATGTTTTTGAAAACATGGGTGCTCAATTAGTTAAAGAAGTTGCATCAAAAACAGCAGATGAGGCTGGTGATGGTACAACAACCGCAACAGTTCTTGCACAAGAGATTGCAAGAATGGGATTTGAGGCAGTTGAAAATGGTTCAAACCCAATGGAACTTAAAAAAGGAATCGAATCAGCAATTAAAATTGTAGTTAAAGAACTTGGAAATCAAGCGATAGTAGTTGGAGATGATTACGAAAAAATCCAACAAGTTGCAACTGTATCAGCAAACAATGATACCACAATTGGTAAATTAATTGCTGATGCATTTGAAAAGGTAGGAACAGAAGGAGTTATCACAGTTGAAGAAGGTAATGGTATTGAAACTTATATGGATATCGTAGAAGGTATGCAATTTGAAAGAGGATATATCTCACCACATTTTATTACTAATCCAGATAAGATGGAGGCTTCATATGAAAATCCATATGTTTTATTGTATGATGGTAGATTAAGTTCTATGAATGATTTACTTCCTATACTAGAAGGTGTATCACAACAATCAAAACCTCTTATTATCATCGCAGATGATTTGGATGGTGATGTATTAGGAACATTAGTTGTGAATAAAATGAGAGGAAACCTACAAGTATGTGGAATCAAATCTCCAGGCTTCGGTGATAGAAAGAAAGAAATGATGCAAGATATTGCAACTCTAACGGGTGGTACATTCGTTACCTCTGATTTGGGTTACAAGATAGAAGAAGTTGGACTAGAAGTTCTAGGAACTGCCGAGAAGATTACGATTGGTAAAGATACAACTACAATTGTAAATGGAGCAGGTTCAACTGAAGATATTACAAATAGAATTGAGAACATTAAGGCACAAATCGAAACTGCCAAATCAGATTATGATAAAGAGAAACTTCAAGAGAGATTAGCCAAACTAAGTGGTGGAGTTGCAGTTCTTTATATTGGTGCTGGTTCTGAGGTAGAACTTAAAGAAAAGAAAGATAGAGTAGATGACGCACTTCATGCAACTAGAGCAGCAATAGAAGAAGGTATTGTTGAAGGTGGTGGAATTGCATTACTTAAAATACAAAATATGTTCGGTACTCCATCTGGTGAAGAATCAGAATCATTCCTAAAAGGAATCGATATTATCAACAGTGCATTGGCATCACCACTTTCTCAAATTTTAAATAATTGTGGAGTTGGTGTTAAAGATGATATTGTAAATTACATTAAACAGAATGGTGGTGGATATGATGCAAAGAATGAAGAATTTGTAGATATGTACGAAGCCGGAATCATTGACCCTAAGAAAGTAACAAGAACAGCATTAGAAAACGCTGCATCAGTTGCAGGTATGATTTTAACTACTGAATGTATGGTTGTTAATAAACCAGAAGAAAAACCACAATTTCCAATAATGCCAATGCAACCAATGGCCTAATGATAAAAGAATTAGAAAAATATACAAAGAGTAATAATCCTAACTGTGATTACTTTCTCATAGAAAATAAAGAGTGGGAACTAATCAAGGGTAAGTACGAACAAGATGTAGTTAAAGAATCTCTTGCTGAACTTGCTGCTACTTGGCCTCTACCTTATGCAACAGATAAATATGAATGGTCAGATGTTGTGAAGGATTACGGCAAATTAAAGGGAATACGCTGGAATGAAATGTTGAAAGAAGGTGAATGGTTCATGAGACAGGCAACAGAGACAAAGTATCCCCTTACCTTTGATGGTACTCCTCTATATTTCAAGAGGTATAATGTAGGTAATTTATCTAGTAACAAACACCAAGAGGCAAATAGATGGTCTATATGTTCTAGTGGTTATCCAGGTCCAAAAAGGACTTGGGAAACACCTGCGTTTATGAAATCTCTTATGGGTGCAGCCTATTCGTTAAAACTAGACCAGATTGGTAAAAAGGAATTAAGGTTAATGATTTCACTTCGTAAGTATATAGCCTCCCAGCATAAACCAAACATTACTAAATCTATAACAGAGTATTTTGGTAGTAAGAAAATACTTGACTTCAGTATGGGCTGGGGCGATAGGTTAAGTGGAGCCTTTGCTTCAGAAACTATTGAACACTATGTAGGTTTAGACCCTAGAAAAGAGAATCATCCTATATATGAAGAACAAAGAGATTTCTATACTAAACATACATCTTTCTTTGAGAACCCAACCAAAACAACATTTTATGAATCACCTGCAGAAGATTTTGATTATAGTGAGTATAATGATTATTTTGATTTAGTATTCACATCACCTCCTTATTTTAACGTAGAGAGATACTCACATGATGATACTCAAAGTTGGATAAGATATAAAGATATAGATGGGTGGAATAAAAACTTCTTACATAAAGCATTAGATAAAATTATTCCAACAGTTAAGAAGGGTGGATTGATTGCAATAAACATATCAGATGTTTATACTGCAGGTAAAGGTGGTAAAACATGGAAAGAGATTACCAATCCAATGGGAGATTTTCTAACATCTAAAGGGTTAAAATACAGAGGAGCAATAGGAATGGAAATGGCCAAGAGACCTAATAGTGGTGGAGCAGGTACAGTAAAAAGTACCGAATCAAATGAAAAACAATACTCTGAAGAGGTATTGAAACTATCCGAAGAAACTAAAGACAAAACTTTCGCAGAACCAATTTGGATTTTTGAAAAATAATTCAAAAATGCCTTGGAGCTTTAATATATTTTTCGTATATTAGCTTTGTAAGATTGAGGGTTTATCCTCTACTAAAACTAAAAAATGGAATATAGAAAATTAAGTTATGGGTTCAAACATGAGTTACTAACTCTTGATGAATTTAGGAGTGGGTATCTTTTAGATACTGATTGTCAACCAATCGGACAGAGGTTGGATACCGAAGTAGTTGGTAAAAAAGAAGGAATCATTGGTTCTATATTAGATGGACAAGATATAGGAATGATTACTATTGGTGAATCACCTAAAAACAAATTGTACAAATACGAATCAATTGATGGTGGTCACAGAAAAAGATACATCAAAGGTTATATGGAGAATAAATTTCCTGTCAGAGGAAAGTATTTTTCACAACTTTCTGATGAAGATAAAAAGTTATTCAAAAACTATCAGATGGTTTTATGTATTTACGGTCCTCTTTCAGTTTTTGAAAAGGGATTTGTATTTAGAAACATGAATCTAACAACTGATGTAAATCACCAAGAACATAGAAATTCATTTGGTGATATTGATATTGCCAACTTGATTAGATTCCAAGTAAGGAATGTGGTTGGTATCAATAACATACCTCACCAATTATTTGAATCAAGTGGTAAACATTTCAGATACTTAGGATTTAACAACAACAGATTGAGACAAGAACAATATGTAACTTATTTTACTTATAGATTGTTTCAAGATGAGAAAGTTGGTTCTGGTTCTCAGAGTGAACTTACTAAGTTTTATGAAAACGATTTTACTAAAGAACAAATAGATAAACTAAAAAGTGAACTTGATGAGTTATTATCATTCCTTTTAAATTGTAGTGTTGCTTTCAAAAAGAAAAGTACCACTGGTTTATCCCAAAGATATTTTAAAGTACTTTCTTTCCTTTGGTTTCATATGATGGATAATTGTAAAAAGTTTAAGGTTAAGAACAATGATTATCAAAACTTGATGAAACTATTCCAAGAGGCCGATTTAAGGGTTCAGAGGAAAGAAGAATTGATAGATTTAGATTTTGATGAAGGTAGAACAATTGGCCAGGCATATATGAATTATCCTGGTGGTTATACTGATAAATCAGATGATAAAGTAAAACAAACACTTATTTGGTTATTAGAAGAACTTGATATTGATGATATCTTTATTGAGTTGGATAATAAGAGAAGTTATACTAAACAAGAAAAAATAAACAAATTGATTGACCAGGATTATAAATGTTACATAACTGGTCAAGATGTTGATTACAAAGATTGTGAGGCTGCCCACATTACCGCATATGATAATGGAGGTAAATCTACTTACGATAATTTTGTAATGGTGTTGAAGAAACACAATAGAGATATGGGAACTATGAATCTCCATGATTATATGGAAACTTTAAAAAAATAATATTTGTACCAAAACATTTACTACCAAAGAGAAAAGAATCTCATACACTTGTGGGATGACAAATTAGGATATAGAACTTTCCCCTACACAAGATATGCGTATGAAAAAGCTGATAGGGGTGAATATCGTTCTATCTATGGAGATAACCTAACAAAGATTTACAAATTCTCAAAAGATAATCCAGACCTATTTGAATCTGATGTTGCTGAAACTACTAGAGTTTTGGTAGATACATATTCAGATTCCGATGATATATCTAAAGGACACGTTGTTCTTACATATGATATTGAGGTTGAGATGGAAAGTGGATTACCAGATACTCAGAAAGCAGAGAATGAGATTACTTCTATTGCACTACATGATTCAGCAACAAAACAGTATTGGGTATTGGTTGTTGATAAGAGTGGTAAGATGGTTGAAAAGAAAACCGATAAGGCAATAGTAATACCATTTCAAGATGAGAGAGATTTACTTGTAAAGTATTTAGAGTTATATGAAATGATTAATCCTTCAATTGTGACTGGATGGAATATTGATTATTTCGATACACCATATCTTTACAATAGGATAAAAAGATTACTAGGTGAAAGACAGGCAAATAGATTATCACCAATCGGACAGTGTTTCTGGTCTCCTTACAGACAGAGATTCTTCATGGCTGGTGTATCTTATTTAGATTACATTTCACTTTATAAAAACTACAACTATGGTGAACTACCAAACTATCGATTAGATACAGTTGGTAAGATTGAAATCAACAAAGGTAAGATTGAATATCAAGGTAACTTAGACCAATTATTCAGAGATGATATTGATAAGTTTATTGAATACAACTTAGTGGATGTTGAGATTGTTGTAGAACTAGATGAGAAACTTCAGTTCATTGATTTATGTAGAGGTATCTGTCATGCAGGACATGTACCATATGAAGATTTTGTTTACTCATCTAAATATTTAGAAGGTGCTTTACTAACATATCTTAGAAGAAGAAACTTAGTTGCACCTAATAAACCAGCGGATAGAAGAGAACGAATGGAGGCTCTTAAAGAACGAGGTGATGATAAATTCATCGGAGCATATGTAAAGGCACCTATCGTTGGTAAGTATGATTGGGTATATGATTTAGATTTAACTTCACTATATCCATCTATTATTATGACCCTTAATATATCACCTGAAACTAAGGTTGCTAAGATTCACAATTGGGATGCCAATAAATTTATTAAGGGAGAAATCGATACTTACACAATCGGAGATGATACTATCAAAAAAGAAAATCTTAAAGATTACTTAAATGATAGTAAATTTTCTGTATCATCTAATGGAGTACTATATAGAACCGATGAGGTTGGTTGTATTCCAGGTATTCTTGATTTGTGGTTTGCACAAAGAGTTGAGTACAAAAATGAAATGAAAAAATATGGAAAAGCTGGAAACAAAGAAAAATATGCCTTCTATCACAAAAGACAGTTGGTTCAAAAGATTTTACTTAACTCTTTGTATGGTGTTCTTGGCCTTCCTGCCTTTCGGTTTTATGATATTGATAACGCAGAGGCAGTTACGACAACGGGCCAAACAGTTATTAAATCAACTGCCGATATGGGGAACATCAAATACAACAAAGAACTTGGAGAAAAAGATTTAGATTCTAACATATACATTGATACTGATTCAGTTTTCTTTTCTGCAGTTCCTTTGATGGATAAAAGATATAAAGATTGGAAAGAAAAAGACCAAGATACAATTGCTGGATATGTAAATGATATTGCCGAAGAAATGCAAGATTACCTCAATGATTTCTACGATATACTTTCTCAAAAAGTTCTAAATGTTGATAAAGATAAACATAGATTAGAAATTAAGAAAGAATATGTTGCAAAGGCTGGATTGTGGATTGCCAAGAAAAGATATGCTCAATGGATTATTTCAGATAATGGAGTACCTGTTGATAAATTAGATGTAAAGGGATTAGATGTTAAACGAAGTAGTTTCCCTAAGGCATTCCAAGAAATCATGTCAGATGTTCTTATATCAATTCTACGAGGTGAAACCGAAGAAGAAATATCAGATAAGGTATTATCATTCAAGAAATCAATGACTTCATTAGATGTTACAACTATTGCTAAGAATTCTGCAGTAAAGAATCTAACAAAGTATCTACCCAAGAAAGGTAAAAGACAATTATTCTCGATAATGAAAGGTACACCTGCTCATGTTAAAGCAGCAATCATGTACAACGATTGTTTGAGACACTTTAATTCACCATTCAAGTACGAACCCATGAGGGATGGTGATAAGATAAAATGGGTTTATTTAAAAAATAATCCACTAGGATTAGATGGATTAGGGTTTACTGGTTATTCAGACCCACCAGATATAAAGGACTTCATTGAAACCTATGTTGACCATAATAGAATCTTCGAAAGAGAGTTACATAGAAAACTCCAAGATTTTTATGATGCAATCGGTTGGGGTGAAGTAATATCAGAACAAAAAACAGCGGAAAAATTCTTTTCGTTTTAACAAATTGTATATATTTATATATGATAAAACTTAATACACTAAATTAATTATACATGGAAAAATCAAGAATCAATCGCTTCGTATCGAAGTACAACTTGGCAGGTTTAGTAGAATCTGTAAAATGGGAATCAAAAGATGGTTCTCTTACTACCTCATTCATTTCGGATGATAAATCAGTATTAGGAACAGTTTCCTTATCTGAGTTCGACTTTGAAGATACATCCTTCGGAGTTTATGACACTTCAAAACTAACAAAAATGTTAGGTGTTTTATCTAATGATATCGAGTTCGATGTTACCAAAACAGAAGATAAAGCAATTTCACTTAAATTTAAAGATGGTGCAACTTCAGTAAACTATATGTTGGCTGATTTATCGGTTATCCCTTCAGTACCAGATTTAAAACAACTACCTGATTTTAATATCACTATTAACTTAGATGATACTTTCATCAACAGATTCATCAGAGCTAAATCAGCATTACCAGATGAAAACAATTTCACATTTACTTGTAAGAACAATCAAGGAAGTATTATCTTAGGTTATTCTAACATCAATACAAACAGAATTAAAATTGATGTAGATTGTACTTGTGATGGTGATGTTGACCCAATTGCATTCTCTGCAAACTTCTTGAAAGAAATTTTAGTTGCTAACAAAGAAGCAAAAGATGCAACTTTAAAAATATCTTCTGATGGATTGGCACACATTTCATTTGAAGTAGATGGATATAAATCAGATTATTATTTAGTACAAATTCAATCTTAATGAACTTTTACCAGAGGAGTAAATTTTCCGAGTTTAAATCAAACACGTCTTACCACGAACTCTTATCTAAATCTGATGAAGAGTTTGTGGCTTGGGCTCGTTTACTTCGTAAGGAAGTAACCGACCAGTGGGATGAACGAGGAACTCCGCCTGTAATTGGTAGGGATGAAGATGGTATTGTAGAAAAGTTTAAGAAACTAAAATCCAATCCAGCAAACTATTGGGTAAAGGATAAAACTGGTGATGAAGAATCATTAGGTATAATCCAAAACTTCAATAAAGATGCATCAGTTGTAAATCAGTTTTTTCCTACAATGTTAAAAACAAAGATTTCAAGTGGTAAATCAGCTGATGGTGGATTATCTATCTATGACCATTTCTCAGACCCAGAGTTAGAAGAAAAGTTTGTAAGAATTATGAAACGAGCAGTTAAGAGGGATTCAATGTACTCTTGGTCTCGTTCAATAGTAGATAAAAAAGATGAGAATCCATTTTGGAATGGTCAAGATGGTGTTCAGTTTATAAAAGATGTACACGATGGTAAAGTATTCAAAGGTGAGTACAAAGATTTAGGTATCGTTCTTGCAAAGGTAAAAACTTCTACGTTAGAAAACTATGGTACATTCAACGAAGGATATGTTGGGTTTGGTAATTTATATCTAAATGCAGAAGAAGTAAATGGATTAGTTGCAACTGGTTATCTTAATGATATTCAAATATCTAATCTTGGTGAAATTGTTGATTCAACAACCTCAGAGGCCGGAACAGTTACTAAATACAAATACCTAATTAGATGGTATGATAAAAATGATGGTATCTTTCCTAAGATACTACAAGTATTTAGATTAAGTTGTGGACAACCAGCAGTAAACTTCCCTGCACTAACTGCAAAGTGGATTTACGAAAACTATACTAAACACATTGATACAGATGAACCATTACATATTTATGATTCATCAAGTGGTTGGGGTGGTAGAATCATCGGAGCTATGAGTTCTCGTAAGAAAGTTCACTATGTTGGTACAGACCCTAATCCTGATAACTTCTTAGATGATGAAGGAATTTCTCGTTATGAATATGTTGCCAAGTTTTACAATGATAATTGTGTAGATGATTTCTCGGATAAACTTACATCATTCTTTGATGTTAAAAAACAAGGTAATACATACGAACTATTTCAAGATGGTTCAGAACTAATCTCAAACAATCCAAAGTTCCAAAAGTATAAAGGTAAATTAGATATTTCATTTACTTCACCTCCTTACTTTAACAGAGAACAATATTCACAAGATGAGAACCAATCGTTCAAAGCGTATGGTGAGTATGAGGATTGGAGAGATAACTTCTTAAAACCTACTCTAACAACGATTTATGAGTACCTTAAGAATGATAGATATATTCTTTGGAATATTGCTGATATCAAGATTGGTAAATCAGTTTATTATCCATTGGAACAAGATTCAATCGATATCCTAAAAGAGTTAGGATGTGAGTACAAAGGTAAACTTAAAATGTTGATGACAAGAATGGTTGGGTTAGACCCATCTAAGAGTGGAATTAAAAATGCAGTAAAACATAATGGGAAGGCTTATAAGTACGAACCTATTTTTGTTTTTCATAAAAAATAAATAATGGCAGATACAGATAAATTAATAAAATTGTTAGAAACTCTCAAAGAAGATTTTGAGATGTTACAAGATGGTAAATGGGACTTAAATTATTCTGATGGTTCTGAGATAGTAGCATCTTTAGATAATGTAGAAGAGGCCATAACAATAGCAAAAAATATAAAATCATCATCCAAAAACAAAACATTTCAATATGTAGCTACAGAAGGATGGACAACTAATATAACGTAATATATGGGATTCTTTCAAGATACGACAAACAAAGAGGTTAATAACTCTTTATGGGTTGAAAAATACAGACCACAGAAACTCGATGAGTATGTGGGAAATGAACATCTCAAATCCAAAGTAAAGGATTACTTAACGAGTGGAGATATCCCTCACCTTTTGTTCTTTGGTAAAGCCGGTACAGGTAAAACAACATTAGCAAAACTTATAGTAAACTCAATTGATTGTGACCATATCATCATTAATGCCTCTGATGAGAATAATGTAGATACAGTTAGAAACAAAGTAAAAGGTTTTGCTTCCACAGTTGGATTTAAGGATTTGAAAGTAATCATCTTAGATGAGTTTGATTACATGACACCAAATGCACAGGCAATCCTTAGAAACTTAATGGAAACATTCTCAAGGCATTGTAGATTCATTCTAACTTGTAACTATGTTGAAAAGGTTATTTCACCTATCAGAAGTAGAACACAAGAGTTTCAGATTGTACCTCCATCTAAGAAAGAAGTTGCAGTTCAAATCTCACAGATTTTAGGTTCAGAGGCAATAACATTTGAACCAAAAAACTTAGTTCCGATTATAGATGCTTCATATCCTGATATTAGAAAGATTATAAATACTTGTCAATTGAATTCTCATAAAGGTGAGTTGAAGATTGATACTAAAAATGTTATTGAAGGTGATTTAAAATCTAAACTAATTGATATCTTTACATCAAAGGATGATAAGAGAAATAAGTACATGAAGATTAGACAGGCAGTTGCAGATTCTCGTACACAAGATTTTACTGATTTATATTCTTATTTTTATGAGAAGGTTGATGATTATGCAGAAGGTAATACCGCAAACGTAATATTAACAATATCAGAAAGACAATCTAAAGATGCATTAGTTGTAGATAAAGAAATACAATTTATGGCATTGATGATAGAACTATTAAACTTACTAAACTAAAATGGCAAAAATTATAGGAATGGGTAACAATACCCCACCAAAACAACCACAACAACCAAAGATTGATTTAAATAAATCAAAACCAATGGTTTGTAATCATTGTGGTTATGATGTGTTTTTACCTGCAGTGAAATTTAGAACAATATCTAAGATAATCACAGGTACTCCACAAGATGTTATGATACCAGTTGATGTGTATTGTTGTGGAGAATGTGGTGCAGTTAAAGAAGAATTGATTCCGGTTGAAATTCGAAATTTAGATAATGAGAAGTAGTAAACGATTAGATAGAAACTATAAAGATTATATACAAAATATATCTGATTTTCCAATAAAAGGAATTCAGTATAAAGATATTCAACCATTACTAGCAGATACTAGAGTATTTGAAAATGTAATAGAAGATATGGGAGACCTTGTTGAGATTCCAAACTATTGGGTTGGAATTGAATCACGAGGATTTTTATTTGCTTCTGCACTTGCTTTCCATTTTGGTGGTGGAGTTAGAATGATTCGTAAAAAAGGTAAACTTCCAAACAAACAATTATTTTCAGTATCTTATGGATTAGAGTATGGTAAAGATACACTAGAAATGGCATATCTACCAGAACATGATTTAGGTGATTGTGTACTTGTAGATGATGTACTTGCAACTGGTGGTACTATCAAAGCAGCAGAAGATTTATGTAAGATGGTAGGATTAAATGTAACCGATAAATTAGTTTTACTAGATATTGGATTGTATGATGGTTATGATGTAAAAAGTTTAATTAGTTATAATGAGTAAGTATCTTTTTTTATCGGCAACTGATTTAGAACACAACGAACTAGAAATTTTTGGAAGTGAGATTCATATTATAGGAGTAGGTAAAATAAATGCTGCTATGAATACAACACGATTGATTGAAAAATATAATCCATCCCATGTAATTAATTTCGGTTCTTGTGGTAATCTACAAAACCATAAGATAGGAGAAGTACTTACAGTTGGTAAGGTCTACAATAATATAGATGTAAGACCTTTTGCTGAATATGGACATACCCCCTTTCATGGGTTGGGTGCCATAACTCTTCAAGGTAAATCAGATATCAAATGTTTTTCAACAGACCAATTTTACGATAAACATAGAACAGATTATGCCGATAAATACTTAGAGATGGTTAAGAAGTGTGATATTGTTGATATGGAATTATATTCTATCGCACAAGTTTGTTCTCGTTATAACAAACTATTATACTCATTCAAGTGGATAAGTGATGATGGTGATTCATCAAAATGGGAAGAGAATGCTAAGAAAGGGTATATCAATTTTAAACAAAGAATAAAACAATTATTTACAGATGGCAAAAACCTTATTTGACCACATAAAGGCAGTTACACAGTTTCAAGACCCAAAGTATTGGGATAAACTTGAAGAGACTGATAAGAAAACATGGAGTAATTACATGGTACAAAGATTCTTATCTATGAATCCAGATTGGATTACTACAATAGCAGATTTAGAACCATTCGTAGAGAGATTAAATCCAGAACAATTTTATCTAACTATGATTAATGTTATACCAAAGGGTAGACATTATCTAAAATATGTTAAAGGTAAGAAGGTAGATAAGTATGAAGATTTTTTGATTGATTTAATCAAAGAAGATTTTCAAGTATCGAAAATTCAGGCAGAAGAGTATTGTGAAATATTATACGCAACAAGAGAGGGAAGAGAAAATATAAAATATATCTGCGAAAAATATGGAGTAGATAAAAAACAAATAACAAAATTAAAACTTAAAATATAATTGGTAAAAAGATTGTCCTTCTTTAGTAACGGGACATAAAAAAATACTTAAAAAGAAAACAAGTATGGGTTACTAAATTTAATTTAACTTAATTAACAAAAATTAATTATTATGAGAAAACTATTATTAGTTGGATTGATGCTCTTAACGAGTATCACTACTTTTGCACAAATTAGTGGGAAAGTATTTGACAATGAGACTGGTGACCCATTACCTGGTGCTACCATTATCATTGAAGGAACAGCAGATGGAACTGTCTCTGGTTTTGATGGCACGTTTAGTTTGGATGTTTCAGAAGGAGAAGCACTTATTGTTTCTTACTTAGGGTACGAAACCATAATAGTAGCCGCAGAATTAAACATGGAGGTAGGTTTAGACCCTGACCTTAATGTACTCGGTGAAGTAGTGGTTAGTTCCGGTGTAATCGATATCGCGAAAGTGAGAGAAACTCCTGTAGCAGTATCTACGATTTCACCAAGAGAAATTGCTCTTAAAGTTGGAAACCAAGAGTTTCCAGAAATTATGAACAAGACACCAGGCGTTTATGCTACCAAACAAGGTGGTGGTTATGGTGACTCAAGAATCTCTCTTAGAGGATTTGACCAAAGAAACACATCTTTCCTTATCAATGGGCAACCAGTTAACGATATGGAAAATGGATGGGTTTATTGGTCTAACTGGCAAGGTCTTACAGATGTTGCAAGTGGTATCCAATTACAAAGAGGATTAGGAGCTTCGAAATTGGCAGTACCATCAGTAGGTGGAACTGTTTCAATTTTTACAAAAGCAGCTGAGGCTAGAGAAGGTAGTTCGGTACAACAAGTATTCGGTAACGATGGTTACAATAAAACTACTGTTGCTCACTCAACTGGTCTAAATGAAAATGGATGGGCAACATCTGTACTACTTTCTAAGTGGGCAGGTGATGGGTATATCTATAATACAAGTGGTGAGGGTTACACTTACTTCTTTGCATTAGGATATGCACCTGAAGATTCAGACCACTCAGTTAACTTTTCATTCTTAGGTGCTGGACAATGGCACCACCAAAGAGATGTTTGGGTTTCTATTAGAGATTATCAAAACTTCGGTGAAGATGGTATTGATAGAAGATGGAACACGAATGGTGGTACGTTAAATGGAGAAGAGTTCTCTTTAAGAAGAAACTTCTACAACAAACCATTGGCAACTCTGAATTGGGATTGGGATATTAATTCCAAACTTAAACTTGCTACATCATTATATGCATCTGCAGGTAGAGGTGGAGGAACTGGTCCAAGAGGTAGAAGTTACTACAACTCGGAAACAGACGTTCTACCTTTCAGAAAGGATTTAACTGAACACTACTTAGAAAATGGTAGAGGTTCAAGAACTCCTGAAGGATTCATTGATTTTGATGCTATAGTTGCATATAACCAAGCTAACACAGACCCATATAGTGGTGATTTACCATTTGGTGGTCAGTTAATTGGTTCTAATGGATTTAATGAAGATGGTGTTAACAGAAGTGCACTTATTAGAAGAGCATCTATGAACTCACATGATTGGGTTGGGGCAATCTCTAACTTAGAATATGAGAGTGGTGATTGGAAAACTTCGATTGGTGTTGATTTAAGAAACTACACAGGATATCATTATAGAGTTGTAAATAATCTTCTTGGATTAGATGGTTATTATTCGACTGGTAACGATAACTCTGCAGGACAAATCATCAACACTTTAGTTGATGCTAATCCTTTCCAAAATACAGGTTTAAATGGCCCTAAAATCGCTTACTACAATGTAGGTAAAGTTGGTTGGCAAGGTCTTAATGGTTTAGTTGAATATAACAACTCTATCGTATCTGCTGTATTACAGGCGGGGGTATCTAACCAATCATTCCAAAGAATTGATTACTTTGCACAACCTGATAATCCAGAATCAGATACAGAAAATGTTGGTGGTGGATATGTAAAAGGTGGTGCTAACTACAACATTAATGATTCACACAATGTGTTCTTTAATGCTGGATTCATTTCAAGACAACCAAACTTTGATGGTGTATTCCCTAACTATGCAAACAATGTTAATCCTGATTTACAAAATGAGGAAATTACATCTGTTGAATTAGGTTATGGGTTCGTTAACAATAACTTCAGAGCAAATGTGAACTTATACTCTACAACTTGGGGTAACAGATTTGTAACAAGAAGTTTATCTAACCAACAAGGTGTTGATGGGTTTGCTCAATTTAAAGATATCGATGTTGTACATAATGGTCTTGAAGTTGAAGCAACTTATGACCCAACTTCTAAGTTGAGATTGAAAGGTATGTTATCAATCGGTGATTGGAGATATACTAAAGATTTCGAAGCAGCGTTATTTGATGATAACAACGAACAAATCGGAACAGGTACATTGTACTTGAAAGATGCGAAAGTTGGTGATGCTGCACAATTCACATCTTATGTTGAGGCTGATTACAAGGTTGGTAAAAACCTTAGTGTAGATTTAGGATATAGATTTGTAGATAATCTTTACGCAGATTATTCAATTACTGATTCAGAGTTTACACAACCTGATAACTTAGGTGCATTAAAACTACCATCTTATGGATTGGCAGATTTAGGTGCAACTTATAGTTTCGATTTATTCGGAACAAGTAGTACATTTAGAGTTAACGTAAATAACTTATTTGATACTTACTATATTGCCGAGTCTAACTCTAACATCCACGCTGATGGAAGTTCACAGACTTGGAATGGAATCGATACAAGAAACTCAGTATGGTTCGGATTCGGACGTACATGGAATGCTTCTTTAAAATTAAGATTCTAAACTACTTATAAAAATAAAGGTGGGTTTTGGAAAAGGTCATTGCTGTCTGAAGTACTTTCCCACCTTATTTTTTTATACATCTTTCAATGACAGATAAATCTAAAAATACACATTGTATATTACCATATATTCATTTATATGCTGAACCTACTGGTTTAGTTAAACCATGTTGTATTGGTGGAGAGTTTAAAGAAGAACTGAGTTTAAGAAACAAATCAGTTGAAGAAGTTATAAACTCACCTCAAATGAAACAACTAAGGAAGGATATGAGTGAAGGTATAAGAAACTCTGTCTGTAATGTTTGTTATGAAAGAGAAGATAGAGGAGAATTTTCTCCTAGAAATAACTTTAATCAAAATACTTTATGGGAAATGCCAGAGATTGGAGAAGATTATTCTGTTCCAACAACTGCATTACAACACATTGATATAAGATTTTCAAATCTATGTAACTTTAAATGTAGAATGTGTAATCATACATTCTCATCAGAGTGGTATAAAGAACAAGGTGATATCGAAAATTGGCCTGGTGGTTCGGAATCTTTTATGAAAAGTAATCCATCTAAAGTAATTAAAGTAAAAGAGGGTATAGTTGAAGAACTAAAACCTCATTTAAGTAATGTGAAGAGTTGGTATTTTGCTGGTGGTGAACCTTTGATAACACCAGAACATTCACAATTATTAAATCATTTATATACAATAACTCCATTTGAAGATTTATGGGGACAACAAAAAAAGAATATATCGATTCATTATAATACTAATTTATCAGTATTAAAATTCGATAAATATAATTTCCTAGATATTTGGTTTGATTTCGCCAAAGTATTCTTATCAATATCATGTGATGGTATCGGTGAGGTTGGGGAATACCAAAGAACAGGTTTTAAAACAGAACTTTTTTTAAAGAACTTAGAACAAATACGAAAATATTTCCAACCAGGTGATTCAGAAAAAACACAACTTGGTTATTCATATAACTTTCAATACACTACAACAGTTTATAACGTTTATCATATATGGGATTTTTATCAGTTCATGATGGATAAGGGATATATCGAAAATGAAAGAAACATAGATTTTTACTATGCATGGTCACCATCTCGTTCTGCACTGAAATCATTACCACCAAAAGAAAAAGTTAAAGTAATTAATTATTTAGAAGGATTACTTACTAAATTTAAAGAACCAGTTACTCTTAATAAAATAGAATCTATGATTCAATTTACAAAACAAGAAAGTATGAATCATACAGAATTTGTTACTCAAAATAAAAGAATGGATGAATTAAGAGGAACTGATATGAAACAAACAACTGGTATCAGTCTTGAAACAAAAACCAATGGTAATCCTCTCATATGATTCTAGGTATCAAATGGCAATCTTTGAGGAAGAAGATGAGACCATAAGACAAAAAGGTTTGGAGCTGATAGAAATAGTTCCAAGTGAATGTACTAGTTTTGAGGATAAAGATATTGAATATCGAGATATAGAATATTTCCTAGAACTATACAGAAAAAACAAAAAACCATCTCCTATATGGGTTCGAGAATTTGAAAATACATATCAAGTAATTGATGGTCATCACAGATTCTATACTGCAAAATTAATAGGAATACAAAAACATAAAGCTTATTTAGTACCCAATGATAAAATTAAAATCGTTGAAAAAATTGATGATAAGGATTGGGATAAATTAATGCAAAAATTATATGGATAAAATTTGGAAGTCTAATATTTTATTCGTATATTAGCTAATATAAAATTGAAGTTATGGGTAGAGTATCTTTTTCTCAGTACAATATGTGGAATTCATGTCCACAACAATACAAACTAAATTATATCGATAAGTTAGGTGAAAGTTCAGGTAACATTCACACAATCTTTGGTACTGCAATGCACGAAACAATCCAACACTTTTTGGATGTTATGTACAATGTAACCAAGAAACAAGCAATGGAGATTGATTTAGATATTTTATTGAAAGATAAATTGATTGAGGCATTCAATGATGAAAAGAAAAAACAAGGTGATAGATTACCAACAACTCAAGTTGAATTAGAAGAGTTCTATGGTGATGGTAGACAGATTCTAAAGTTCTTTAAATCCAAATTGGCTAAATGGTACTCAAAGAAGAATCAGAAATTAGAAGCTATTGAGTTGATGTTAAATTCTGAGATTAAACCAAATGTACATTTTATTGGTTATGTTGATGTTGTTCTTAGGAACACTTATGATAATTCAATTATTATCATTGATTTGAAAACATCTACTAGAGGTTGGAACAAATACCAAAAAGCTGATAAGATAAAAACTTCTCAGATACTTTTATACAAAAAGATATATTCAGATAAGTACGGAGTACCTATGGATAAGATTAAAGTAGAGTTCCAAATACTTAAGAGAAAAATAAATGAGGATTATGAATTTCCTATTCCTCGTATATCATCATTTGTACCAGCGAATGGTAAACCCTCCATCAATAAGGCATGGGGTGGATTTATGAATTTCATTGAATCTGTTTTTGATGAGAATGGTAAACATAAATTAAATGTAGATTACTTCACCAACAAAGGTAAACCATGTGATTGGTGTGAGTTTAAACAACGAGGGTTGTGCTCTGCATGGAATTAGTTACGTTTTTCTAATTTATATATATTTATATACAAACATAAATTAGGAGAGTTATGGCAAATACGAAATTAACAACTGTAAAGATATTGACAGATGTATATTCAAAATTTAAAAAATATTCATTTGATTCAAGTTTAACTTTACAAAAACTAGTAAATCGTTCACTTAACAAATATGTTGAGGATGACGATTACAGAAAAGAAATTAACAACTACGAGAACCTACATGAAAGCGGTTCACAATTTTAACTATGAAGAATACTCAAGATAATGGTAATACTCAACTTAATTCAGCTCGTGAAGAGTTTAATGATAGAGTAGTTCGTAAGAAATACTTAGGGAACACACCAAGAGTTTATTGGAACTCATCAAGAAGATTTAGAACAATTTAAATAAATTTTAATGGCAAAAAAGAAAATTCTACTATTATCAGATGATTTGAGAATGACATCTGGTATTGCTACCGTCTCAAAAGAATTTGTGAATGGTACGATGGATAGATTTGATTGGGTACAATTAGGTGCTGCAATCAAACATCCAGACCAAGGAAAGGAAATTGATTTAGGAGAAGATGCAAGAAAGATAAGTGGTATCAAAGATGCATCACTTAAGATTGTGCCTTGGACTGGTTATGGTGATGCTAACATTTTGAGACAACTTATAATGAGACATCAACCAGATGCGATACTTCACTTTACAGACCCAAGATATTGGAGATGGTTATACGATATAGAATCTGAAGTCAGAGAAAATATTCCGATTCTATTTTATCACATTTGGGATGATTTACCAGACCCACATTATAACAGAGATTATTACGAAAGTTGTGATTGGTTGGGATGTATCTCAAGACAAACGTATGGTATTGTAAGTAGAGTTGGTAAATTAGATTCAACAACAATTACACCATTAGAAGATTCTCAAGTAGATTATGTACCTCATGGTATTAACTCAGATACTTACAAACCAGTTGAAGTACCAGCTGATTTCAAAGAAAGAGTATTGATGGGAGATGATTTTGAATTTGTTGCCTTTTGGATGAACAGAAACATCAGAAGAAAACAACCATCAGATGTTATTTGGGGATTCGAAAAGTTTAGACAAGGGTTACCTAAAGATAAACAAGATAAAGTTTGTTTAATAATGCATACAAATCCAATTGACCAAAATGGTACTGATTTAACTGCAGTTGCTGATAGAATTGCACCTGGTGCTAAAATCATATTTTCAACTGAGAGAGTTGACCAACAAAAACTTAATTGGATTTATAATATTGCTGATGTTACAATTAACGTTGCTGGTAATGAAGGGTTCGGATTAACAACTGCAGAATCTATCATGGCAGGAACACCTACAATTATCAATGTGACTGGTGGATTACAAGACCAATGTGGATTCAGAAAGAAATCAGATGGTAAATTATTCACTGCAGAAGATTACAAACAAATCGGTTCACTTCATAATTGGAGAGAGTGGGAAGATAAAGTAACTCATGGTGAGTGGGTAAAACCAGTCTGGCCTAGAGTTCAAACAATGACAGGTTCTGTTCCTACTCCATATATTATTGATGATAAAGTTGATGTACATGAAGTTGGAGAAGCATTTAAGTATTGGTACGATAAAACACCAGAAGAAAGAAAAGAAGCTGGGTTGAAAGGTAGAGAGGCGTTTATGGGAGATTTAGGATTAAATGCTAAAAACCAAAACAAACAAATGGCAGATGGAATTGAGAAGGCAATTAAAAACTTCAAACCGAAAAAGAGTTATAACCTATTTAAATTAACATAATGAGTAAACCATTTTTATTATTTCAAGGACCAGTTGCCACAAGAAGTGGTTATGGTGACCATTCAAGAGATTTATTGGCATCTCTTTTTAAGATGGATAAATTTGATATTAAAGTTATACCTACAAGATGGGGAAATACTCCACAGAATCAAATAAACCCACAAACAGAACTTGGACAACAAATACTAAAGAATGTTGTTACAAAGATAGATAAACAACCTGATGTATATGTACAAGTTACAGTTGCAAATGAATTCAGACCAATTGGTAAATACAATATTGGTATTACTGCTGGGGTAGAAACAACTGTTGCACCAAAATCTTTCGTAGATGGGTGTAATCGTATGGATTTAATTTTAGTTCCATCTAGGTTTACAAAACAAACATTAGAACAAACTTCATGGGATGAAACTCATAAACAAACTAAAGAATTAATTAAACAACATAAGATTACAAAACCAATCGAAGTTTTACCTGAGGGTGTTGAGTTAGAACTATATCAAACACCACCTAAAATTGAAAACTTTTTAGAAGGTCTTGAAACAGATTTTAATTATCTAGTTGTAGGTCATTGGTTACAAGGTGAATTAGGGGAAGATAGAAAAGATATCGGAATGACAATACAAACATTCTGCACAGTATTTAAAGATTTACCGAAGAAAAAACAACCAGGCCTTATTCTAAAAACATCGTCTGCTGGATTTTCTGTTATAGATAGAGAGGCAATCACAAAGAAGATACAAGGTATCACTAAAGAATTAGGTGATAAGTGTCCACCAATCTATTTACTATTTGGTGATTTGAAACCAGAAGAGATGGCAAATTTATATCACCATCCAAAAGTAAAATCTATGGTATCATTTACAAAGGGTGAAGGATATGGTAGACCACTATGTGAATTCACACTAACGGGTAAACCAATCATCGTTTCTAAGTGGAGTGGACATACAGATTTCTTACCAGAAAAATATACTGTTTACATTGATGGACAATTGAAAAATGTACATGAATCAGCAGCAAATGATTTTCTTTTAAAAGAATCAAAGTGGTTTTCAGTAAATTATTCAGATGCTGCTAAAAAGATGTATGATGTGTATAACAACTACAAGGCACATGAAATGAAATCAAAGAATCTGAAAATCAATACTAGAAAGTTCTTCTCTTTGGGTAGAATGGATGAGATGTTCTTAGATATAATCAATAAGTTGAATATCAAAGTACCAGAAAAAGTAGAGTTAAAATTACCTGAAATCAAAAAATTATAATGGATACTCAATTTTTAGCTTATAAGAAGTTAATTGAAAATGAAAATCGTATAGGTAAGAGTAATATTAGATTAAGAAATCTATACAAAATTTCACAATACAAATATGCAGATGGTAAGAGTAGAAACTTAGCAGATGGTAAAGCGGCATATGTTTTCATATTTGGTTCAGTAGGTGATACAATTCATGGAGTAAAATTGAATTCAGTACATCCTAGAGATTTTATGGGGTTCTTATCTAAACTAAAAGATAAAAATGTAAACATAGATGACAGTTTACATTTGGATGAGATATTAAAAAACTTTGGTAGTATCAAATCAGATGATGGTTCACAAGTTTATAAACTATTAAAAAGTTCTCCAAAGGTTTATAGTAAAAATTACAGAACATATAAGTTAAATTCATTAACATATATTTCAGAAGTGTTTTTACAAAAAGAAGTACTTAAACAATACTTTGCACCTGGTCAATCAAGACAAGAAAGAAAAGAAGTTATAACCGAAGAAATAAAAGACGATGATATCGATTAGTTATGGAATAACAGTATGTAATGAGATTACAGAAATAGCAGTTTTAGTAGATACTCTTAAAGAAAAGTTAACAGAAGGTGATGAGATTGTAATTCAATATGATGAGGGTTCAGTAACAGATGTAGTTATGGAATACCTTAACATTATGAAAAATATGCACAAGGATACAGTAAAAGTTATTGGATTCCCACTTAACAAAGATTTCGCATCTTACAAGAACAATCTTAAATCACATTGTAAAGGAGATTACATATTTCAGATTGATGCAGATGAAGTTCCTCATGAATTTTTACTAGATAATGTACACGAAATACTTACATCAAATGATGTTGATTTGGTTCTTATACCAAGAGTAAATACAGTTGAAGGTTTAACTGATGAACACATTCAAAAATGGGGATGGAATGTTGATGATGGTGGTAGAGTGAATTGGCCAGATTACCAAACTCGTATTTACAAAAATACAGATGAGATAACTTGGATGAATAAAGTTCATGAAAGAATTACAGGTTACGATACTTTCTCTAATTTCCCTGCAGATGAAAACTATTGTTTATATCATCACAAACAAATCAAAAAACAAGAACAACAAAACGAATTTTACGAAACGATATGATAGGTATTATAGGACAAGGATTTGTAGGTAACGCTGTTTATCAGAAGTTTAAGAAATATTATGATGTTCACACATATGATTTAGATGAATCAAAATCAAACGATTCAAAAGAAAATGTGATTCATCAACAATATCTATTTCTTTGTTTACCAACTCCAATGAATGCTGATGGTAGTTGTAATGTAGATATTATAGAAAAAGAATTAGAACATATAGATTTGATTGCAGATAATCATGAGATTATAAAAACAATTGTAATTAAATCAACAATTCCACCTGGTACAACAGAAAAGTGGAATAGAAAATATGAGGCATTAGATATAGTATTTAATCCAGAGTTTTTAACTGAAGCAAACGCAGTTAGTGATTATGAAAATCAAGATAGAATTATATTAGGTGGACCAAGACCTGCATCAACCAATTTAAAAAGAATATTTTCAAAAGTATTCCCTAAGGCTAGAATTATTAAAACTAATTCAACTTATGCAGAAATGGTTAAGTACACAACAAATACTTTCCTATCAACAAAAGTATCTTTTGCAAACGAAATATATCAAATATGTCAAGTAGTGGGTGCGGATTATGACAAGGTTATGGAATACGCAACATTAGATAAAAGGTTAGGAACATCCCATTGGCAAGTTCCAGGTCACGATGGTGATTTTGGATTCGGTGGGCATTGTTTCCCAAAAGATTTATCCGCCCTACTTCACTTGACAGAAAAATTCGGTACTATAAATAACGTTCTTCAGGCAACAAAAGATACCAATGATGAGATAAGAAAAGATAGAGATTGGGAAAACATGAAAGGAAGAGCAGTAGTATGAAAGTAACATTTATATATGCATATGAAAACGAAGAGTGGTCAACACCATTATCCTTAGCATATGAGTTTGAAGATAGAGGATGGGAAGTAGAGTTTGTATCCATAGGTTCTAATAGATTACAGAATTGGAATGATGTAGAATTAAAAAAATGGATAGATTCAAAACCAAAAACAGATATTGTTTTGTTTATGGATTGGGGTAGATTTGATTCATCTCTTTTAGATAAAAACTTAGTAGATGCATTTTGGGTACAAGAGAGTGGAGATGACCCACAAAACTTTGAAAGAAATTATCCTAAATCAGAAAGATTTCATGTAACTCTTTCACCTGATTTTGAATCAACAACAGAATACAGAAAAAGAAACCAAGATGCTCATTGGTGGACACATTTTGCTGATACAAGAACTCAGTTTCCAATACCACAAAAACCAAAGTATGTTGCAGTAACAAGTAGAGGAACAGGTACTTCACAACTCCTAGATGGAATTACAGAACATGGTCAAGGTACTATCGGAAATAAGAATGGTATGGGGCCAGATGAACATACTGATTTTTTAAATCAAGGATTGATGGTTATTCAACATAGTAGATGGGGAGAAATTACTCGTAGAATATTTGAGGGTATGGCATGTGGTAAGATGGTTCTATGTGATAGATTAGATGAATCAAAAAAATTACAAGAGTTATTTGTAGATGGTGAAGATATAGTTTACTATGATGATATATTCGATTGTGTTGAAAAGATAAACTATTACAGAGAGAATGAAGAAGAAAGAGAACGTATTGCACAGAATGGATATAAAAAAGTAATGAAAAACCATACTCAGAAACAAAGAGCACAATTTATAATAGACCAATGGAAAAAGTACCAATCAGTATAGGAATTCTTTCATGGAAGAGTGGACAAACTTTAGTTAACACTTTACAAACTTACTTTGAAAGACAGTTCTTACATCATGTAAATGATGTTTGTATCTTATTTCAAGAGGTTTCTGAACAAGATAAAGAGATTGCAAATCATTTTGGTATCCCATATATTGGTTTACAAGATAATATTGGAATAGGACAAGGGTTTATCAGATTAACAGAACAAGCACAAACTGATAATGTTTTAGTATTAGAACACGATTGGAAACTTATAGAAGATAAACAAACTTGTATTGATAGATTGAAGAGTGGAATAGAATTATTAGATAATGGATTTTCTGCTGTAAGATATAGACACAGAGAGAATCCTGGTCATCCACATTTTTCATTCAAATATCAAGGAAGAGAATTAGATTATTATGATGAAGAGATTGAATGTACTTCACCACATCTTTTGGATTCAGTTCACTGGTGTAATCCATATGAAAAGTTTCCACAACACATTGGAAAGGAAGGTGAGTATTTTACTACAACATCTCGTTATGGTAATTGGACAAACAATCCTACTTTATACAAGAAGGATTTTTATTTAAATACGGTTGAACCATTCGCCGGAGGTGGTATCGCATTAGAAGGTAACATCTCAAAGTGGTGGGCAAAACAAAACTATAAAGTTGCTCATGGTGAGGGACTATTTAATCATTTAGACGAAGGTAAACATGGAAGGTAAATTTAAACCATTAGGAGATAGAGTTTTGGTAAGACCAGAATCTCTAGGAGAAACAAAATCAAAAGGTGGTATTATCTTAACAGATAGTGCACAAAGAGGACAAAAAGTATTAGGAGAAGTTGTTGCAGTTGGAACAGGTATATTCTCTCAGAGTGGAGATGTAATTCCTATAACTGTTAAAGTTGGTAATCAAGTTATGTATTCTAAAGATATGACTGGTGACCCAATAACAATTGATGATGAGAAATATTTCTTAATCAGAGAACATGAATTACTAGGATTCTATGAATAAACTCAAACTAATCATATTTGATTTAGATGGTGTTTTAGTTGAGGCAAAAAACATACATTATGATGCCCTCAATGAGGCATTAGGAAAAAAATATGAAATTAGTTGGAATGAACATTTATCAACTTATGATGGGTTAAAGACAACTCAGAAGTTGGAGATGTTAACTGAACGAAAGGATTTACCAATTGAACAACATGAAGTAATTTGGGAAACCAAACAACTTATTACTTTAGAAAAACTGAAACAACTAAAACCAAATCAAACTCTAATAGAATTAATGAGTTCACTAGTAGTTGATGGATTTAAGATTGCAGTATGTTCAAACTCAATCAGAAAAACCTGTTTAACAGTTTTATCTAAATTAGGTATTATGGAGTTTATGGATTTGGTAATATCCAATGAAGATGTAAAGAACTCCAAACCACATCCAGAGATGTATTGGAAAGCAATATCAATGATGAGTTGTTTACCTGAGGAAACTTTGATAGTTGAAGATTCACCATATGGGTTACTTGCAGCTGCTCGTTCTAAATCACACATTCTAAGAGTAAAGAATACAAAAGAAACAAATCTTGATAACGTACAAAGTAAAATAAAACAAATAGAAATGGGAGAACAACAATCAACACCAGCTTGGAGAGACGAGAATCTTACAGTATTGATTCCAATGGCAGGTGCAGGAAGTAGATTCCAACAAGCAGGATATACTTTTCCAAAACCACTAATCGATGTGAAAGGGAAACCTATGATTCAAGTAGTGGTAGATAATTTAAACATCAAGGCAAACTATGTTTATGTTGTACAAAAAGAACATAGAGAAAAATATAACTTAGATACTTTACTGAACCTAATCACACCAGGTTGTAAGATTGTTCAAGTAGATTCATTAACAGAAGGAGCAGCATGTACTGCATTACTTGCAAAAGAATATATTGATAATGATAATCCTTTGTTCTTTGCTAACTCAGACCAGTTTGTTGAATGGGATTCAAATGAGTTCTTATACAAAATGAATGAAACTGATGCAGATGGTGGAATTGTATCGTTTAGGGCAACACATCCAAAGTGGAGTTTTGCTAAAATTGATGAACAAGGATTAGTAACTGAAGTTGCAGAAAAGAATCCAATCTCAGATATTGCTACTGTTGGATATTACTATTGGAAGAAAGGTTCTGATTTTGTAAAGTATGCAGAAGATATGATTGAGAAAGATATCAGAGTGAACAATGAGTTCTATGTTTGTCCTGTTTTTAATCAAGCAATAGAAGATGGAAAAGAAATTCGTACCTTTGATATTCCTAAAATGTGGGGATTGGGTACACCAGAAGATTTAAAATACTATTTAGAAAACTATAAATGATAATATTCACACCTAACACATCAGTTGTTCAAGAGAATAGACAACCAACTACAAAAGTAAAACTAATATCTCATAGAGGTAACATCTTAGGTAAAGAACCTGAGAAAGAAAACACACCCTCTCAAGTAGATAAAGCATTAAGTTTAGGATATTATTGTGAAATTGATGTATGGTATCATCAACATGAATTTTGGTTAGGTCATGATGGACCAGAACACATGGTTGATTTACAATGGTTAACTAATAGAAACATTGGTTTGTTTATTCATTGTAAAGATTTAGTTACAATTTCTCATTTCAAACATTTACAAGAAGAAATGTTGATGGATTTAAACTATTTCTTTCATCAGAAAGATGATTGTACAATTACTTCGAGAGGAGATATATGGGTATTTCCAGGTAAACAACCATTAAAAAACAGTATTGCAGTTCTACCTGAGATACACGATGATGATGTATCACAAGCAAGTGGAATTTGTTCAGATTATATAAAAAATTATGAAAATATTAATTAATTTAGTAGGGTTATCTCATCACGATGTTGGAAATCACTTTCACACCTATGAGAATTGTTATCAAAACTTATTTAAAAACTTAGTAAGTCCTTTGAGATTACATGGCCATGAGGTTGATTTCTATTTAAAAACATATGAAACAGATAGAGAACAAGATATAAGAAATATTTATAATCCTATCCATGCTGAATTTATTCCGATTCAACATGCCTTTGATACTTATATTCAATCAGTTAGTTCATTAAAAGAATTCGATTATGATTTCTATATTGTAACTAGATTTGATTTGTGGTTAGGAGTTCCAATTGATATAAACTTTGAGAAGTTTAATTTCTTGTTTAAAGAATTAGATTGGTGGGATAATCATAATTGTACAACTGATACTTTTTATGCATTTCCAAAAGAAATGTTAGATGGATATGTAAAGGGTATTATAGATTGTAGAAATAATAATCACAAACCAGAGTATATAGGTTTGTTTCACGCTCTGTATAAAGACCTGAAGAACTACATTAACCCATCAGAGTATCATTATATAGACGAAGAAAAAACAACAGTTCAAATATCAAAAAAATATACATTAAGTAGATACATTAAATGAAAAAGACAATATTAATTACAGGTGTTGCTGGATTACTCGGTAGTAGATTAGCAGATTGGATTGTAGAAAACAAACCAGAAGTAAATATCATAGGTGTTGATGATTTAAGTGGTGGGTATGAAGAAAATATAAATCCAAAAGTTAAGTTCTGGCAGATGGATTTAGTAAACCATCCAATTGAAAACATTTTTGAATCATATGATATAGATTATGTATTCCATTTTGCTGCATATGCTGCTGAAGGATTATCCCCTTTTATTCGTTGTTACAATTATGATAACAACTTAAAGGCAACTGCTAAAATTGTTAACGAGTGTATTAAACACAATGTAAAGAGATTGGTATTTACTTCAACACTTGCAGTTTATGGTCATGGTGATGGTGGTATCTTTGATGAATCACAACAACAAGCACCAATAGACCCTTATGGAGTTGCAAAGTATGGATGTGAAATGGATATCCAAATTGCTGGTGAACAACATGGATTAGATTGGTGTATTATCAGACCACATAATGTTTATGGTGTAAAACAAAACATTTGGGATAAGTATAGAAATGTACTAGGTATTTGGATGTTCCAACATTTGAATGGTGAAGATATGACCATCTTTGGTGATGGTACACAAACAAGGGCATTTAGTTTTATTGATGATTCATTAGAACCATTATGGAATTCGGCAGTAAGAGAAGAGGCATCAAAAGAAATCATTAACTTAGGTGGTATTGAAGAAATCTCAATCAAAGATGCTTCTGTTGTTCTAAGAGAGGTTATTGGTGAGGGTAATATAGTTCACCTAGAACCAAGACATGAGGTTAAACATTCAATACCTACGTTTCAGAAATCAATTGATATATTAGGATTTGAATATAAAACTGAATTAAAAGAAGGTTTGACCAAAATGTGGGAATGGGCAAAAGAACAACCAATGAGAGAAAGATTTGTATGGCCAGAGTATGAGTTAGAAAAAGGAATCTATTCTTTTTGGAAAAATAAATAATATGAGTAAAACTTTATTAAGTGGTTATTTGTGGGGATATGATAGACCAAATACCGCTGATGTTATATTTAGAAAATTCAGAGAATTTTATAAAGATGGTAGCCTATATTTTAAAATGGATGTAGGTGGTAAAGAAAAAGAACACAAAGATATTTGTGAAAAATATGGTGCAGAATTTTCTGTACAACCAATGAAAGTTGGTAGATGTGGGTTTATGAACCACTATAACGAATGGGAAGAAGGGGGTAGTGAAGCCCTACAAAGAGAGTGTTGGCCTAAAGAAAACGCATTCACATGGATGGATAGTTTATATGAAGTGGCAAAGAAATGTGATTCTAAATACTTGATATCACTAGAGGATGATACCTTTATCCTAAAACCAATCAGTATCCTTGAAGAAGATTTTGGTATTGCAGTTGTTGAATACAATTGTAACAGAATACACCCATCTTTATTAGAACTTATAGATAGTATAGATGGAAATACAGATATTCCAATCAATTTACATGGATTTAAAGGATATGGTGCACAAGGTGGATTTATTATCAATTGTGAAACTTTTGTTAAAGGATGGGATAAATTAAAACCAACACTAGAAGAAAAATGGGATGAGATTAGAGAACAAACTCACTTGATAGGATGGGTTGATGTTCTACCACAACTTGCCGTAATGGCATCTAATGGTTCTGTTGTATGGAATAGGGAATTAGTACAAACATGGTTTCACGAAAAACCAGAGTTGTATCCTGGCAAGGGACATTGGAGAGATTATGAGATTGTGGATTTTTTAAAAGATGATGAAATAATTAATAACTTATGAAAGATTTAATAATATCTGCTGTTACAAAATACACTGCAAAAGAATTATACAATTATGTTGAATCAATCAACAGATGTGGATTTAGTGGTGATAAAATTATGGTTGTATATGATGTGACCGATGAAACTATTGATTATCTAAAAGATAATGGATGGGAACTGTTCAAGGCAAACTTGGAAGGACATATTCACATGCATAGATTAATTACAATGTATTGGGTACTTAGAGGAATAAAGAGAAAATACAGACATATGATTACAACCGATGTAAGAGATGTTGTATTCCAACACAACCCATCAGATTGGTTACAGAAAAACTTAAAGAAAGATATACTAGTATCTACTGAAAATGTGTTATATAAACACGAAGCTTGGGGTGAGAAGAACATTAAAGAAGGTTACAACGAGCTTTTATGGGATAGATATAAAGATAATCATTCATGTAATGTTGGTGTGTTAGCGGGTAAATATGATTCTATGATGGATTTATTACTATTAAATTATATGGTATCTCAATCGGGTGATACAAATCACTTTACAGACCAAAGTTCATTTAACTTTATAGTACACAATAGTATTGCAAAAGATGCCGTACAAATTACAGGTATCGATGAATCATGGGCACTACAACTAGGTACGATGGATAATGAAAATCTTATCGGAGAAAGAAAAAATAATATAGATGAATTCACAATCATTCATCAGTATGATAGAGTATCAGATATTAACGAATATGTAACTAGACTATTATCTTAATGAAATATTGTATTTCTATATTTGCACTTCCACATGAGATTGATGATTTAGAAGTAACCTTAACCCAACTAGGAAAAGCGTTTCAATATATCAATCAAGAAAACTTTATATTAGATGTTACATTAGGAATGTCTGATAATTTAGTAATGTGGGAGCAATCAAAATTACCAAAGGAATACTTTCAAGATAAGTTTATTTTACTACAAAATAAATGTTGGTGGGTTGATAACAAATTCTTTAGGTTATCTGAAGGTGAAGTTCAAGGGTGTGTATCTAAAAGGAGACAAACTTGGTTAGACCACAAGAACGTTGATTATCATATTTGGTTAGATACCGATATTATATTTGATGAAAGAACTCTTGTTTACTTAGATAATGTTGCATCACAACTAGATGATAAACACGCAGTAATTACACCAGAGATTGTAAAAGTTTGGGACAATACTTGGGATTGTTTAGTAAATGAACAATTCTTAGATAAACCAACAGATTATCAACATACAAATAACCCATTTATAGATTCAGGCATCAAAGGAGATATCTCAGTAGAAACTGTGGTTTCTGGTGTTCCTGGTCAACCAACTATGAAATTTGCTGGTGGTTGGTTCACTTGTATTTCAAGAAATATACTCGATAGATTAACAGTACCTGAATCATTTGGTCACTATGGATTGGAAGATACCTATCTTATGCAAGGATTAGAATTACTAAAGTTAGGTACTCAATATAAAATAAAAAATCTTGTAGTTTGTGAGAACTATAAGTTTAGAAACAATGTGCATATAACTAATTACCTTGCTTCAATTAGTAGAAAAGATGAATTTTTAAAGATTGCACAATCTAATTTTGTTAAAGAGCTTGAAAAAGTAGTACAAAACACTACGTTTTAAATCTCAGTTAGATATTTATTATCAGAAAAGGATGTTATAACATCCATGTTACTTCAACAGTCGTTTTATTCAAGACGTATATATTCAATTTAGTTTTATTTAATTAGTTACAGTAATCTATTAACATAGGAGATTACTTTGAAGTACGCTACATTAAATGTATTTAAAATATTCATTTTGTGTATCTTAGTTTTAACACCAACCGGTTCTAATGAGATATACGAAGATGACAACCTCATTAAGGTCGGTGACGTAACCAACGAAATCCGCATGGGGAAATTTGCAGGTAACCGAAACCTGGCAGTTGGTGTAAAAAATATCCTCGAAGAACTCCTCTTAGATTTAGATTATGATTTATCAGACCAGGCATCCACACAAGTGAATGTTAGATTGGTCTTTTTTGATATAAAAAATATTGGAACATCGGTTGCGGTGTTTCATAAAGATGTTTCACTAACGCAGATTATAGCAATTGGTGAACTTGAAGTCAATGGAAAGGTTAGAAAAAGGACTACTCAAAAGGGCCAGTCAAGAACAATTTCTACCTCTACACTTGTGGTTGCAGAAGATGGTACATTTAATCAACAAACGGCGAGTATAGCGTTGAAAAAACTATGCGAATCAATTATTAAGGATTTATTATGAAAAAAATTTTATCAATTTTAGTTAGTGTACTTTTTACACTAAGTTCTTTTGGCCAAGGTAGTTTAAACCTTGAACACCAAAGTGGAACAATTCAAAAGGTAGGAGATGAATTTGTTATGAAAATTCAGTATTATACTGGTGACCAGGGCGATGCAACTCTTTTACAATTCGATTACGAATACAACAACAAATTATTAGAACTAACAGAATTCAATTGGGCTTCAGGTGTACCAAGTGATTATTCTAAAACAAGAAATCAATGGACTGGATACAAATATAACAACAGACCAGATACAGAGGCAACCGATATGGATTTACAATATCAATGGTGGCAATCTGAAGCTGGTAATAATTCGTATTCAGCCAATCAAGATTTTAACGTAAACAGAATCACAGTACAAGGAACAACTGCATGGACAAATGGAAATGTTATTGTAACAATTAAATTTAAAGTTAAGGATAACTTTGGAACAAACTATTCTGATTACAGTAATGTAATTGCATTGAACTGGGCAAATATTAAGAAGGCAGATGGTTCACAATTACAAGTAACTAGAAATGGTGATTATAGTTTAGGTAGTATTCAAGGAGGTAACGCTGGTGATGTAACCTTAAACTTAAAAACAGCAAACACTGCAGGATACGCTGATTATGGATATACAATCAAATATGATGGTGAATCTGTAAAGACAGGTGATTTTGATGCTGGTGGACAAGCAGTAGTTAGTGGTTTAGAAAACGATAAAATTTATTCAATAGAAGTAAATCTATCAGAACTACCAGAATATCTTGATGAAGTAGTAACTGTTGCTGATTTGGCAAAAGTATTCGCTGAAGCAATTGGAGCAGGTTCTGGTCCAAGTGGTACAACTTCAACTTGGGATTATCATGTACAGGCTGTAATCGGTGATGTTGTTGGTGATGATAATAAAGTAGATTTTCAAGATTCATATGAAATTATGGCTTATCTACAATCAATAACAACTGGTAATACAAACAGAATTACTCAGGCAAATGCAACATATGATAAGTGGGGTATTGAAGGAACTTATGGTGATAACACACAAAGTTCTATGTTCCTAAATACATTTACACTTACAGATACAAACCAATCATCTAAAACTATAAACGTTGCACATGGATTAGTAGGAGATGTTAACTTTACACATTCATATGAACCATCAGCAGAAGGAGCTGCAAAATCAACACAGGCATCTGCAAGAAATAGTATGGGTGTACAATATAGTTCAGTACAAGGTGCTGACCCACTTTATAAAAGTGAAGAAGCTAACTTGGATTTAGTTTCTGAAATAAAAGATGATGGTACAGTTGAATTTACAATTGAAATGGATGTTGAAAATCTAATTGGTACACAATTCAATGTAAAATACAATACAACAGTTCTAACATTAGATAACGTAATCTTTGACACAGGTAATGAGATGACAAACTTCTCAAACATAGATGGGGATAAGATAAGAATTGGTTCGTTTGACCAAAACTTTACTGCTACTGTTAAGACAGGTACACCATATAAATTAATCTTTACACCAAATGAAGCAATTCAAAATACTTCAGGTTTGATTACATTCAAAGTTACTGAAGGTGTAAAGGATGATGGAACACAAGTTAACTTTATTATAAATTAAGGAGAAAAAATGAAAAAAGTATTAATATTATTAAGTTTATTCTTTGTATTCAGTTGTGTGAAAGACGAAGAATTATATGAGGACCCATTTGTAGAAGTACCAGAATCATTGGTAATAGCTGATGTAGTGGGTATCAAACTAGAAAGTGTAATTGTAACTGATAGAGTTGCAATGAATGTTAAATTACCAGTAGATGGGATTTATAGAATTAAAATCAGACATGGAATGAACAATGATTTGATATCACAAGAAAGAGTTAATGGAACTGAAGGTGATAACATTTTAAAAGTTTATACATCAACTTTAGATAAAAGTGGATATATGATTCAGTTAACTGATGAATTCCATAATATATTAGGGAGCGAATCATTCGTAGTACAATAATGGCAGAAGAAAAAGAAAGTTTTTTTGGTAAATTAAAAAACCAAATAATTGCAGCAGTTGGTATAATACTAACTACTTTGGGTGGTATTTTTATAGATGAAGTAAAATCATTTATAGGAATCGAAGATGAAGAAAATGCACAAGTTGAAGTTGTTCAAGAGAACAAACAAGAAGTCAATGTTGAAGGCCCAACTATCGTAGTAAACATACCAGAACAAAAAACAGAAACTAAAACAATAATCAAAGAAGTTAAAGTTCCTGTTGAAAAGAAAAAAGAAAAAGAACAAGAAATTGATTGGTAACTAAACGAAAGGAAAAACTATGAAAGGTTTTAATAAATGGTGGAAAGTAAATGGACAAGGTATAGGATTTATACTTGGTATCGTTTATCTTAACGCTTACTTCTTAATATTAGGTGATAGAATTCAAGATGGAGATTTAACTGCAGATTTATTGGCAGGTGGATGGATATTACAGTTCTTTGGATTTGCTGTGTGGTATGCATGGCAAATGAGAGTACATGGATGGAGATTACCTAAACACATTAAGGATACACATTAATTTAATAAATTGGAGAGATTACAGAAAAAATGGAAACATTAAAAATGATTTTTACAGAAAAGGCATCAGATTACAAAATAGTAGATGTTATTTTAAAAGCTTGGATAGCTGGTTTATTGACAATGTGGGCAATCGGAATGGTTGCTATCATTAGTCATCTAATCATGAACCCATCAGCTATGGATAACGCAACTTTTGGTATATTTGATACACTAGGTAACTAAACATGAATGAATTTATAGAACAAATTGAAAAGTGTAAATGGGGAGTACTACTTAGTTGTATCCTATTTGCCTTATTTTTGATTATAACATGAAAAAATTAATTAAGATATTAAAAAAAATAGATAATTGGCTAACTAAGATAGGTTACGATATGTACCCTAACTTAACTAGTCATATGAAGGACAAAAAATGAAAAACTTACTACTATTGATATGTGTATTTTTAACACATATCACTTTTTCACAAACTGTTGGCAAGATAAAAGCAGAAACTTATCAAGCAGAATTCGAAAAAAAGAAATCTATCGATGATGTTTCTGATTATTGGGGTGAAACTATTCCAATTGCACTAATCAATATATCTGCATCTGATGTGGTTTACGAAATGTGGCCAGATTTAAAAGATGCAAGAATAGGATTAGGAGTTACCAATATGGTAATTGAATATTTAGATTGGACAAACAGATTTGAGTTTGTAGAAGAAAAATCAGAGATTAAAAATAGAATGAAATCTCAATGGGTTGCATCACGAAAGGGTGTTTCACAAAACGAAGTTTATGGTATGGGTAAAGTCATGTTAGCAAAGTATTTTGTTACAATAGAGATTTATGACTTTTCTGTTTCAGAAGATGAAGTTTTATCACTAAAAGATGGTTCTAAACAAACACAAACAACTCGTTTAGGTTTACAAGTTCGTTTCACTAATGCAGAGAATGGTACTTACTTTGTAGGTTCTGGTCTCGGAGAAGCAAATACAGTTAAGACTCAAGAGGGTTTGCTGGGGTTAGATTTGGAGGAAATAAACTTCAGACAGTCAGCAATTGGAGTGACTACCAGAAAAGCATTAGAAACGGCTTCAGCAAGGATAGTAGGGAGAATGATAAGAAAAGGGATATTTGAAAACTAATGAATGAGAAAACTACTATCGATACTTTTATTTCTGTGCATAACACAATTTAGTTATTCACAAACCTTCACACAGACGTTTGTAGACAGATGTACTGGTGAGGTACAAGTTGTAACCGCAAACTTCACAAGTGGTTCAGCAATCGTTGCATTCTACAACGAGGCAAAATTATTTACTTACGAACAATATACAAATGGTGAACTACATCAATGGTTAGTTCAAAAATATGCATGGTGGGCAGCACTTTCACCATGTTCAACTGCTCAAACCAACGCAACCAACGCTCAAAATACTGCGAATAACGCAACTAACAATACATCAAACGCTACAAATAATACGAACACAAGTGGTTCAAGTGGTTCATCTTCAAGCGGAAGTAGTGGAAGTAGTGGTTCATCAGGCTCAAGTGGAAGTGGTTCAGATTCAAGTGGAAGTGGTTCAAGTGGAGGAGATAGTGGAAGTGGCTCTGATTCGAGTGGAAGTGGTTCTGATAGTGGCGGAAGTGGTTCTGATTCTGGTGGAGATAGTGGAAGTGGTTCTGATGGAGGAGGTGATTCTGGTGGAGACAGTGGAGGAGACTCAGGTGGAGATAGTGGAGGTTCTGATTCCGATGGAGGAGGAGACTCTGGTGGTGATTCCGATAGTG